ATTGTATCTTTGTTACAAAATTTTTCAATAGCTTGGTTTTTGGTGTAGCAACTTGAAAATAGTAGTAAGGCAAATAATAGTTTTTTCATTTTATAAAATTGGCTCAATAAATTTCTGTAATAATTCAGGGTTTTTAAATGCGTTTGTTCCCTCGTTCCACCAAATCTCTTCTTGCTCGCTTGTTGGTGGTATATGTTGCGTTCTAATCATAAATTCTCTCAATAAAGATTTATAGTCAATTTCTGCAAATTGGTGTTCTAAAAAACAGCCCTCTGGATATAAACCTTTGCATACTCTTTCGCTTTTACAATATTTACATTTCATTTCTTTTTTGGTTTTTGTTTTTCGGTTAATCTTTCCTTTTGCTCACGTTCTTTTTTAGCGTGTTTTTGTTTGATTATAGCCACTATTCTAGCACGTTCTAAATCTACACTATCCATGCAACAAAGATAGTAATACTAAATAAATAAAAAAGCCCACCAAATTAATGATAGGCTTTTTTTGATTTGTTGAATTTCCCGACTAAAAGAAATACACCGCAAACATAAATAAACTTTTTATAATTGCAAATTTATTTTAAATAAACATTTTTGTTGCAAATAAGTAGGTTTGAAACTATCTATTTTTTAAAAAAATATGTATAAATTATTTCAGCTAGTGCAATTACTATTGCTCCAATTATTAAAATTATCATTTGATTGTAATAAATATTTTTTCAGTCTTTGAAACCTTATTTAAAACGCTCATAAATTTAGCATAAGCAGTTCTACTATTGCCAATCATATTGACTCCTTTAGTAGTACCTAATAAAATGCAGCCCTCAGTATCTTTTGAGTAATTGCCCCAATGAATACGCACTCCCTCAAAATTAGGTACTTTTAAAAGTAATGGCATTTGCTGTTTAAAACGATTGCTAAAATTTACAATAACCTCATACCTCCCTTTTGGTATTGCAGTTACGTTTTTAATTTTTACTTCACGTTCTTTGTCTTCTAAAGTAAAGCAATGGAAAACATCATTAATAAATAATTTTCCTATTGTACTATCGTCTGTTTTAGTTTCTCTAATTACTTTAATTTCCATCACGTTCAACATTTATTTTAGTTACATAGCCACCAATTGCAATCATGGCTGGTATGATTAATTTAGGCCAATCTTTACTAGCTTCGAAAATTGTAAAATCAATAGTTGACCATGCGGTTCCAACCGCAACCAATAAGCCCGCAAACGTGCTAATTTCAGATTTGTATTTGTATAAAATTCCTTTCATTTAACTATCTATTTTTTTAATTAGTGAATTAATCGCAAGTGCCAAGTCGTTATCATTATAACTTTTTGTGTTTATCTTTAAAGTTAAATCGTTTAACGTACTTTGCATCTTGTCAAACTTGACCTCAATTTCTTTTAAATCTTGCTTCAAATCGTCAATTCCTTGCGTATGCAAGTCTTCAATTTTCTGTATTCTTTTTTCGTGGTCCTGCACCCTCGCAAAAAACCAAAATGCAACCGCTGAAACCCCACCAAATGCCGCATTAATTATAGGTTGAATTTCAATCATCATACTACTCTATAATACTTAATTTACTTTCAAAAAAAGTTACCATCTCATCAATATTTGCACAAACGGCATAATGTTTAATTTCAAAATTAAATGAAATTTCAACTTTAATAGCTGCGTTTTCGTCTGAAAATGATACTAAGTATTGGTTGTCATCATACAACTCAATTGCTTTTTTAGCTAACTCTGATTTAGCTTTAATTTCGTTTACTAATAGTTCGTTAATTGTCATGTTATTTATTTTTTTAGAGTTTCAAATTGTTTGTATTTTAGGGGTGTATTCTATTTTATTAAGTGCGTTTAACTGTTCCTTTATTTCAATAAAATTATCATCAGTTAAAACACTATCATTTACTACCCAATTGTCGTTTATATCTTGAATAAATTTTAGTTCTACATTATTGTAAATGCCTTCTAAACTATTCTTTTTGGTTGCTGTTGCTTTTAAAACTTTCATAAATTAAACTCCAAGTGCTGTTAAAAGGTTTGAAACAATAGTTCTAAAGGCTGCATAGTCTAAGTTAGCCGAACCATGCCAACTGCAAGCATGATTTACAATGTCGAAAGCACCAGTCGGGCTTCCATTTATGTTAATACATAACTCAAAATGACTAATGCCAGTATTTTGTGTACTCGCATTATTACTAGGCGTTGAATTACCGTTGATAATCATTTCTTCACAACCTGTACCACTTGCGGCAGTCCTTCTAGTCGCACAAAATACATAGCCGCTAGTTGCTGTATTTATGTTTAAAATTTGAGTGAATGAATTATTGTTACCGCTTAATCGAGCTAAATCTCTGCTCACCTCCATACGAGCGCTGCCTACATTGGTATCTAATGCGCCCATGCCTCTGTAGTTGTTAGTAAATGCTGGGTTCTTTGTCACAAAACCCATTATATTACTGTTGCGTGTAAATTTCACCCCTTGTGAAATAGGCGCAAAATTTAAATTTAAATAACTTGTGCCACTTGAACGATAACCGCTATTGTCAAAAGTTGGACTTGAAACTGGTGTAACATAGTGAGCTGCTTTGATTAAATTAGTTCTTGCTGCAATTTCAAACCCTACCAAACCTGCATACAAGTTAAATCTATCTAATTCGCTTAGTATATTTCCATTTGCAATAGCAGGAACAAAAAAGTTATCATTAATAATTTTTAAAGTAGCTGCGCTTATTGTACCACCGTTAGCCACTATATTAGTTTGCCATGCCAATGCTTCGGGTGTTAAACTTTCAGCCCTAAATACATCGACTCCTATTCCTATTCTTATACTCATGTGTCAAATATAATATTTTTTAATGTTCAATTTCTAATTTATGGTCGCTATCTCTTACCACTTTAAACAGTACTAATGAATTAGCTGTTAAATCATAATCTAATACTGTACTACTTATGCTTATGGAAGTATCGCCAACTGATGCATTGTCATCTACAGTAAACTCAAATGTGTTTTCCAAAAATAGATCATATACTACTATTTTATCGTTATTTTTTAAATTAAATAAAATAGGAGTTACATCTAAGCTAGTTATAGTATCACTTTCAAATAATTGAGTACTGGTATTGCCTATTACTGGTATTACTTTATAAAGCTTACTTAATAGCAGTGCTGTATCGGTTTGGTTTTGGTCTACTTTAGCATCGGTTTGTTGCAGGTTTATTTGCATCATTCCCAATGTTTGGTTTATGGATTCTACTTGTTGGCTTAATTCTATTACTCTATTTTGTAAATCCATTATGCTGGTAAGTTAGTGGTGGTACCATTATTATTTATGGCACTGTCAATAGTGCTACTAGCAAAAGTTAGTTCTAACCATTCGCCATTCCATTCATCTAAAGCCAAATCTTGTTCAGCACTTACCAATACCCATTTTAAACCATCGTAGCTTAATAGTTGGTTGGCTTCGTAAGTGCCTTTTATCGTACCTTTTAATTTTTGTAAAATTTTACCATGCAGTATCAGTGCATTGGTAGTTACCATATCGTACAATGCTCTGGAGTTTAAATTACTGCTAGTTTTTACCCAATTGCTTGTTTGGTTTCCTGCGGCTATGCTGTTGGCGTACAGTGTACCAAATCCACTTCCAAACTCACTATCTACAGTTTTTAAATCGTTTGATATTTCAAGCTTTTTAGCATCAAAATAAGGTGGATTAACGCTACTTATATAATAAATTTCGTTGGTAAATACCCCACGTTCCAAAAAGTAAAGTGTACTTGTTTGGCTATCCATTAATGCGCTGCTAACAGTTATGGTATTAAATGGGCTAGTAGTTTTAAATCCTGTAATATCCACACTAATACCGCTAAAATCTATTCTATCGTATTGGCTAACTGCACTTGGCAATTCAGATGTATAAATATTAAAACTAATTGTATTATTGAAATTAGTTGGTAAAAATATCTGCACATTATAACTTGAACCTGTAGTGCTGTTCCAAAGTTTAGTATTATTTAATCCATTAAAATTAGTGCGTTGGCCTGTAGTGCTATTATACAACGATAAGCCAAATAACTTAATTAAAATACTACTTGGGTTATTTACTTGCCCTGATTGTAATTTTATGGTACCACTAATACATAATTTATTACCATTGCCTGTACTTATAAAATTATTTATTAAAAGTACGCCTGTAGTTAATGGACCATTGCCAAAATAGGCAGTTTGCTTACTACTGCTTAATTGGGTTCCTGTACTTAATACGTTGGTGGCTATATTTTTTTGAATAAACGCTTGTGAGTATGGTCTGTAATATTCGTAACTAGCACCGCCTAATATTACTAAATCTGTGCTGCTATTATCTACAGTGGCAAATGGAGTAACTGTGCTAGTACTTGGACTTGCATTTTGAGGGCTAAGGTTATAAAATGTAACAGTAGAACCCACATAATTTTCAAGCTGAACAAACCAAAACAAACCATTTGACTGAACTAACCTACTGCCTAATACAGTGGTAGTATCTAACAATGCTTTTACTGCAGGAATTTTATTGGTCTGTTCCTTTTGGTCAAACTCATACCATGCAACCTGGTTTACATATAATGTATTTAAATAATTGGTGCTTGTGCTATGTGTTATTTTGGTATCACGCCAGCGCATATTATTGGTTAAAAATGATTGCCCTGCTGAATACAATTCGGCATACTCACCCAAACGGATGGTATCAATTACCAATTTACTTAAACTTTTACCTGCCGATGCATTGCTAAAGAATTTTGATTGTAATAAACCAAAATCCATTGCACGAATCATAAACATTACACCTTCGGTAGTGCTATTATTAGTAAATGCGCATTGGTCCTGAATAATATTACCTGCCCAATAAATATTGAAACTATTGTCAGGCTGTTTTTTGTAGATGGCAATTAAATAGCGTTGCGAATCTTGGGCAATAATATTTTTGCAAAAAGTTAATAAAGTGCTATCCTTTATCAAAATACCCAAACTTAATTCAGCACCTAATATGCCAGTGGTTAAATCTTTGTTTTCGGTACCATATGATATTCTACAACTTTCAATATGCTCTAAGGTAGCCAATGATGGCGAACCTGACAAATCGTAAATATCAACCCTATAGGTTACATTTTTAAACGATACAAACGAACCTCTATAAGCTACTCCTGCCATTATCCTATATTAGTACTGCGTCCTTGCGCACGTAAAGTTTGGTTATTACTAATTACTATATCGCGGCCTGCTATTTTACCTGTAACACGCAACCCATTATCACTACTAGCACCATTATAATAACTGCCACTAGTACCAATGCTAAATGAGCTAGCGGCTACCGAAGGATTAGATGAACTGCTACTGCCACTGCTTGAAGATGAGCCACCTTTACTTTTTCTGCCCGCCAATCCACTTACTGTAGCTCCTACTGCTAATAATCCTGTACCTGCGGCTGCATAAAGAAAACCTTTTGGCAATCCTGCTAACATCATTGGTACAGACAGGGCAATTAACATACCACCAACTTGAACAGCCATTTGACCTAATGATTTTACAATAGCTACACCAACCGCATCCAGCATATCAGCATCTTCGCCACTTAAACTAGCTGCCAACGAATCGCCAATGGCTGTACCAATTCCTGTAAATGTTTGAACAATTGTAGAATCAATTGCGCTTTTAATATCATCATTTAATTTTTTTAATAAATCTTTTATTTTTTCAGCAGCTGCGGCAATATTTACTTCATTAATTCCAAAAGTTAAATCTAAATTAGGGTTTTTACTCGCTCCAAAATCATATCCACTACCAGACAATTTAGGTAACATAGGTTGCTGCATTGCGGCTAATCTAGGTGCTAGTTTTGCTTTATCCTCGGCTAATTTAATATTACGTGCGTTTTCCTCAATTTCCCATTTATTTAATTCAATTAAATATCTTGAGTATTTTTCTGCTCTAACTTTCTTTTCATTATTGATTTTTTCAGCTTTTTCGGCTTCCTTTTTGTTAAATTCGTCAGTAATTCTAATAGCTTCGTTTGCATAAAAAATACGAATTAATTTTTCGGCTTCATTTGCTTGCTGATAAGTAATTTTACGTTCATTATATGATTTTTGATTGTTTAGTAATTCATTTGCTAGTGCAATTTTATTATTTTGCAAATCCTTGTCTAAACCATCTTTTAAAGTCCTAGTATATAATGAAACAATTGAATTATGAGCAATACTAGCATCAGCTCGTTCATTATTTAACCTTACTAATGAACTCCAAGCTTGATCTTGTGCATTTGCTAAATTTTTCTGCTCTTCTGCTTCCTTTTTTATACTTTCAGCACTTTTATCATGTCCTACTAATGCTTCATAAATTTTAGCACCATAAACGGTTAATATGGTTATACCAACTCCCATTAATGTTTGCATTGAAAACAAACTACTTGCAACTTGACTAAATACACTTTTTACTGGTTGACCGCTTGCAATTAAATCCATATTTGCTCTTTTAGCTGCATTTATTTGGTCAACAAACATTGGTATATTGTTTGAAATTGCCATAAATCCAGTTTGCATTGAATAAGTAAATGCTGGCATTTCTCTAGTCAATTGATTAATTGACATTGCCATGCCATTATAACCACTTTTAGCTGCTTGAAATGCTGGTTGTCCTTGACTATTTATTGTTTGAGTATTTTTTAAAATCTCATTATCAACTGCTGCAATTTGGTCTTTTAATGCGGCTGCTTTTGCTACACTTGCTTGAAATGCTTCGCCTAATTCTTTGCCGCCTAATGCTAATTGTTGTGCATCTAGTCTAGCTTGCCTAAGTTGTGAACTTAAACTAATTAATTTATCCTTTGTTTCCCTTAATGGATTATCGGCTTTAGTACCTGCGCCTGAAATACTATTGCCAATAGTTTTCATTCCATCCTTGGCAGTATTAGCAGCTTGCTTAATATCATTATTTAAGGGGTCTAAATTTAAACCTACTCCTATTGCTAATACATTATTGCTACTCTTTGCCATTGTTTAACGTTGTTGGAAACTTATCCGAAATTTCGTTTATTTCGTTTGCTAAATTATCATTTTTTTTCTCAAATAACTCAAAGTATTTTTCGAGTCTTATTTCTTTTTTGGCGTGTGTTATTTCAGCTATTGCAAACGCTAATCGTTTATTTAAATTGTTTGTAGTTTGCATGCTGTATAATTGGCTATGATTCCAACCCAAACAAGCATGAACAAAATAATCTAAACTTGCATTTAATAGCTTTTTTTCACTCCAATTTAGAACACCATAAGCGAATGCCTTAATATCGCCCAAACTTAGCCCACCCCCTAACAATGATGTTAGTTGGTGGGTGGTTCGTTTGGGTCGGCAGGTTCGTTTACTATTGTTTGCATTGCAATGATTTCATTTTGAAATTCAATTCCTAACTTGTATAAATTAGTTGAATTTTCAATCATTTCAGCTGCTTCATCTTCGCTTATTTTTTTAGTTACAATTAAGCAGTTAATTACAAAATCATAGTACTTAACCTCATCAGTTCTTACTAAAATATTTACCATTTCATGTGGCTCATATTCTTTCTGTTTTTTTAGTTCTATTTGTACTGAACTATCGAGTGTTTGAAACTCCTTTAATTCGTAAATAAAGCAACTGTCAAGATACTTCAATAAATCTTGTACGCTACCTAATTTTAAAGCCTTTAATACACCGATTAAATGCTTCATTTTAAATTTATTTTCCTGCATTATTATTAAATTTAAACTGTTCCTACTGTTACTGCGCCTGTAATTGCATAAGTTACTGAATAAGTTACCTTATCATTGGCAGCTGATTTAAACGACATGTCAGAAATATAAAGATTGCCTGTATATTTAATGTCCCCACTTGTTGCGCTCAAAGCATATTCAAAAGCTATTAATGTACGTGCTTCAAACCAATCAATCATAGTTTTAGCATATACTTCAGTTGGGCTGCTTGGTACTTTATCAAAAATAGCTTCAGCGCTAAGTGTATATTCTTTAAGCCCCATAATTACTTCTTTCACTCCGCCACTTGTTTTTGATGTGGTTTCAATTGGACTTAGTTTTGAGCCAAAATCTGAGCTTGTTTCTTGATTAACTAGCTTACTATCTAGTTTTAATCGTGCGTTATTTCCGTTAGTTGCCATTATTTTATATTGTTGTTATTGTTGTTGAACCTGTTGATTGAAAATTGCAAGTAAAAGTACTTATACTGTCGTGTGCATTTTTTACGCTTACATCAGTAATAAAGCCTTCGTAAGCAGTCGTAAATGAACCACTAAAATAATCTGAATAAAGTAAACTTACTTTTGTTCTGTTTTCTGCAATTGTTTGTAAATCTCTTAATGTTTCTGTTGAACCTTTGTAAATACTTGGTGTGCTTGCTTTTTCTAACTGTGGACCAAACAAACTAACTGCAGTACCTGTTACCTTATTTATTTTAACAAAAGTATTAGCACTTGTGCCAAGTTCATGAGTTACATTATACCTAGTCCACGAACCTGATAATGTAATGGTGGAACTAACAGTTGAACCATCATCATCGCCTGTTTCAATGGTTACAGTTCCTGTACCTTTTAAGTAAATGGAGCTAGTAATAAAATCGCCAATGCTTAAATCGGTAGTACCTAAAGTTTGTGAAATAAATGCACCTGTACCCCATGTATAAGTTTGTGCTAATAACTGATTATCATTGTTAGCTATTTTTGTACCACTTATACTACCTGTACCATCTTTTGTCCAAATAGCATTATTAAAGGCTTCAGGCCATTGTAAATAGTTGGCTAAACTAGCAGTACAGATACCCTCCATTGAACAACTAGCTTCCTTTAAAGTTGGTAAAACCTCTTTAAATCCTTGACTATCTTTTGTGGTCATGTCCTCAGTTGCCACCTTTTGGCTAAAATCATTTGATTTAGTCAATGCTATACGTTGGCCACCTACATATAATCCTAAATAATTTCCATTAACTGCCATATTCTGTATTTAATTTATAACTTTTAAAAATATCTTTTATATAAATTCTTTCTATTTTTTTTGATGTATACATTTTTGCAATTGGCATTTTTTTACACATTAATAATATTAATTTTTCAGCAATTTTAAACCTACTAAAAGGTAAAATATATTCACCAAAAAAAGTTACTTTTACTTTTATTTGAATAGTATGATTTGCCATATTATAATTGTATTGTTATAAAATAATCCTGTTGTAACATATAAACTCCATCTATTGCGCTATTATCGTTAAAAATATCACGCTCATCCTCAAATGTAATTCTTTGAACTGTAAATCCTGCAATTGAACCACTAGCACCATCTAAAGCTATTCTTACTTGACTAGCTATTGATTGAACACTTGCAAGCGAAGTAGCTAACATACTTAATTGAAAGCGCATTTTGTACCATTCAGCATTACCATCTTTTGTTTGCTCACTAGGTGCTGATATGCTTTCATAAATAATATAAGGATATACATCAGTATCGGCCGCTCTTAATGGTCTTATTCTAGTACTTACTAATGCAGTTACAGCACTTGTATTTACTAGTTTATTCCTTATTATATTTCCTGCTTCGCTTACGGTCATAATCCTTGTTTATTGCCTTGCTCTTTTACTATTCTTTCAGTTCCTTTTTTTATATTTTCAATAATAGTGTTACCTATTAAATCGTATGTTGGTCTTATAAATGGTTTGGCTTGCATTACTCCTAAAAACTTACCTGCGTATGGTATATTTTCATGTTTGCCGCTAAATTTTTTAGTTCCACCGCTTGACCTTGTGAATCCGCCTGCTAGCAATCCTTTTTTCATGTAGCGTTCCTTTGTCCCAAACTCTACTAAGTGTGCATGATTTCCACCCTCAAACGCTGAATTTTTATTGCTGTATTGTGGTCCAATCCAAAAAAAATTATTATTCTTTTTTGATTTTACTATACCAATACTAAGTTTTAAAGTACCTTTGTTAACAACTACTTTTGAAGTCATTTCAACTTCTACTTTTTGCGCTTCGGTAAATGCTAAATCCGAAAATTGTTTTGTTGAATTTTCAAAAGTTTTATCTAACATTGAAAGTACTTTTTGCTCAATATTTGTTGGCATTTTTACTTCCATTATCCAATCCTTTCAATACCGCTTAACCTTGTTACTGTTCGCCTTTGAAATTCAGTTGCATCAACTATCGAATTTATTTGATACATCTGTCCTTCAACCCTCATTAACCAATTTAATTTAACACTTAAACTTTCAATATCACCATATCTACAATCAATTGTAGTAGTTGTATTTGATTGTCTCTGCATATCGTTAAAAACCTCATTATTTGCTCTGTTGTTTACATAACAAAATATAGTAGCTGTGGCAGTTCCTGAATACGTTTGTGTAATTTCTCCACTACTACTATTTTCATTTATAGTAGGTGCGAATAATTCACAAGTCATATCAAATTTACCACTAATTATATTCATGTTTTAGTTATATGCGCAATCTAAATTAGTTGCAGTTGTATTAGTTGAAAATACTTTTTTTACTTGGTATGGAAACGGTCCTACAGGAACATTTTTAAATAACTGCGCTCCATTACTTGCGGCTGTTGCTGTATTGGTATCTATATGGTCACTTAACAATACGTTTAAGTCACCTGCAACTCCTACAAATAAAGTTCCCTCTACTCTTACAGTTGTTTGGACTCTAGTTCTTACTACTGTTGGTAGTGTTGTTGTTGCACCGCCTAAATCTACTGCGCTACCATTAAAACTTAAACTTAGTTTTATATTGTCAGCATCTACAACAATAACAAAGTATCTTAATAAATTACTTATGCCTGTAATCGTTCCAACCGACTCAACTCTTAACACATCATTTGCATTGTAACCATGTGCCGCAATTGTTAATGTATCAGTTCCTAAATTAGCGGCTGTAACTGTTTTTATTACCTGCTCAGGCACTGGCACAATTACAGGTACTACATCAGTTATGTAATTGGTATCGCTTGGCGTAACTGCTATTACTTTTGAGCCTAAAAGATTATTCATATTTATGTTCTATTATATTTATTATGGTCAATGTCTAACAAAACTTTAATTCCAAATGGTATCTCGGTTAATGTTTGGCTTTGCGCTTGTTGTTTATTTTCGTATAAGTGAGCAATTAACAAAAGCATTGCACTTCGATATGTTTTAGGTACTAAATCAGCACTTGTATAGCCTGCAACAAATCTAATTTTTAAAGCATTTAAAGTAGTTTTCATACTAGGTATATTCACTAGTAATATTCTACCTATTGGGCTTATTAAATCAGTTGTATATGTGCTGCTATCAATTGTTTGCTCACTACCGTTTAAATCAATGTATTTTACAGATGTTATTGATTGAATAGGAAATTTGTTTAATCTAATTTCTTTATCAATAATATCATCGTAATTAGCTTGCAATGTTTGTGTCATTAATGGTCGCATTGAGTAATTTTCAACCCATTGGCGAGCCGCTGTAATCAATGCAGTTATCAAACTATCTTCTAAGGTGTTATTAACCCTTAAATGTAGTTTAGCGTCCGCAAGTGTTATCGGTTCGGTTGTTGGTGCTGTTATTACTGAATAGCTTTCCATTTATTTTTTTACTGCTTTTTTAATTTCTTTCGGTTCTGTTTTTACTGCTTTTTCTATTTCGTTTTCAACTATTTCAGCAAAGCCATTTTCAACTAATTCATCAGCTTGATTTGAGTTAATTTCGGCTAATTCGCCTACATGATAACCTAATCCAAAACCTACAGGACTTTTTATAAATTTTATTGTTTTCATATTGAAGCGTGGGGAGGTATCGAACCTCCCTACTTCCATTCACGCTTAAGTAACTACTAAGTAGTTGTTGCGTCTAATATTGCTGCAAATGCTGCTGGTTGTTTAACCGCTACACCTACATATTGGTTCATTACAATTCTAGTTTTACCTCCAATTGCTTGTGAAGCTGGGTCAACTACTAAATCAATTCCACCATATTGGCCAACAACTAAGTTTTCCCAATCTCCGTAAATAATAGCTGAACAAACAGAACCCGAAGTTCCTTTTACTAAGCTACTCGGCACGTTTGATGTACTGTAAGTTTCTTTACCTGCGATTTGTTCAGGTTGACCCATAAAGTAACTCATGTATGGCATAATCATCGCACCTGAACCGCTATCAATTACAGTTTGCTTTAATTTAGCTACTACTTTAGGATTTACTAAGAATTTACCATTCATTCCCGCATTAGCCGATTCTACAACTTGGATTAATTCTAAAATTTTAGCTAGAGTTGGTGCGCCACCATTAGTTCCAATTGCTACTGAGCCAATTCCTGCAGTACCTAATAAACCAGTAGGCTGTCCGCTTGAACCTGAACCGTTAATAGCTGCTGCTTCAATTGCTACTGCAAAGGCTTTTAAGAATGAATTAGTAGTATATTGTTGAATAGAGTAGTTGTTTTGTAACAATAACTGTTTAGATAAATCTACATAAGCAGTTAAACGCTTAGGAGAAATAGAGCGGCTTGCTGTTGTTGGATCACCTGAACTAGCATCTGCAACTTCAGTAGCCCATCCTGCTGTTACACCTGCACTAAATCCTGTTAAGTCAGTATTAGCTGCCAATCCTTCTAATTTTACTGCTCCTAATTGTGGTAAAACAGTTTTAGCATACAAAGCATCAAAAAATCCTATTTTTTCAGTCGCAATAAAATTACCACCTGCAGTTGAACTACCTGCGCTCATGGTACGTTTTTCAACTTGCATGAATTTATTAGATAAATACAAGCCATCACCCATTGAGCCTAATTCTCTTTTTTCTTTTGCGCTTTCTTGTAAAATTTCACGCTCAAAACCTGTAACTCCGTTTTCGTCACCTCTTGAAATTGACATTTCACGAATTAACTTACCAAAGCTAAAATTTTCTAATTCTCTTTTTTCTGAATTAGGAGTTGCAATTGGAGTTGGATTGTTTGCTACTTTATCAGCTGCAAATTTCTCACGTAATTCAGCATTTGAAATTTCAGTATCAAATGTTTTTACTTCAGTTTCGATTGAGCGCAAACTAACTAAGTCTTCGCTTGTTAATTCTCTCTTTTCGTTTTCGGCTTTAGAAACTATATTAGCTCCTTCGGCTCTTTTTTGTGCCTGTAATTGGCGCAATTCTACACTTGTTTTCATTGGTTATTTTTAGTTTAAGTTAAATTTAAATTTTTGTGCTAAATAGTAGTTTTCACTTACTTGTTTGGGTTGTATAAATTCTCTATTTCTTTTTTTACACGCTTCTATTTCGGTTTCTTCGTATGCTGGATTTACTACTGGTCCAACATCGTATAATTTGCCTATTTTAATAATCGTACGTAAACAAGTATCATCTTCAAAATCTTCAACCTTTTGTTCAGTAACTGTAAAAGCAAATGAGCAACCTCTTATATTACCTAGTTTTACATTTTCTAACACATCATTACCAATAGTTGTATTAGGCGCTTCAAATTCAAAGTATAGCCCTTTATCATCAACTTTTAAAGTCAATGTTCCTGTACCATCCTTTGTACGTGCTAATAAATACTCACTTTCATGGTTAAATAAAGCCACTACATCGCTAAAATCAGCACCATCAAAAGCACCTCTCGCAATAGTTTCTTCGTAGCCTTCCCACATTACATATTTACTATCAAAAATAGCTGCATAGCCTTTAATAGTTCGCCCCTCTTCGCTTACGACATCGGCTGCTCTTATATTAAATCTTCTTTCCATTATTGTGGTTGACCTCCTATTGGTTCAGTTGTTGTTGGTGTTGTTGTTATAGTTGATTGTTTTTTCCAAAATGGTATAGCTTCACTTGCTGGCATCATGTTACTAGGTATGTAGTTTATATTACTAGCTTCATTGTCTAAAGTATTTTCACCATACATTTTCCTTAGTTCATTTGGTGTTGAAGCACCATACATAAACATAGTTCTAGCTTTACGTTCCATTGCGGCACTATCGCCACGTAATAGTACTTCAGTATCAAACATACCATCTAAGGTTTCACGCTCATAAATAGCAAATAATTTTCTATCAGCTTCCTGCTCAAAACGCCTAATCCATGGCATTAAACAGTCAGTAACATAGTTAATATTAACTTGTTCTAAAGCATTGTTATTAGTATCTGATAAATCTTGTAATTTTGATAATGGCATGCGAAACATTCTCGCTATTTCGCCCCTAATTTGGTTTTCAGTTTCTATAAATTGTGACTTTTGTGGGTCGTTATTCATAGATTGAAAAGTCACTCCTTCAGGGACTGCACCGACTCCACCTTTTTGAAAACTAGCCATAAACATATTTACATAAGTTTGTAGCTTTTTTTCATCTGAAACGCCTGCAAACGATAATAAACCGCTCATGCTTGCACCGTCTTTAAAGTAGTTGTTTGAGTAATCTTGAACCGCTAAAGCTTTTCCTAATGTTTCTAATTGGTAACTAATTACTGATTGACCAATCATTCCATTGCCTGGACCTTTTAAATGAAATATTTCATCTTGACTACACCATCTATTTAAATTTAAGATAGGATAATTTACAAGATACCACATTGAACGAGTATCTACATCAAATTGAGGTGTAACAAAATTACTATCAATGTAGTGAAGTTCACTAGGTAGGCCGCCATCGTCTCTTAATATATACCAATAGCCATTACCTCTGTAGATAGCTTCGTTAAAAATTGTATAGATTAAATCAAATGGATTTGCGTAATTGTTTGGCTTTACGTTAAGTAATTGATATGCTTGAGTATTTTTAAGCCTTGTTTTATTGCCGTTTTTCTCGTTTTTAACTGTAATAAAGGGCATTTTTGCTATGTCTTCGCACATATTGCGACCACAAGCATAGTAAGTAGCTAGGCTTTTTGCTGTTTTTTCAGTGACATTTTCACCACTTTTTGAAACAGAACTAAACCAATTAGCAAATGGAAACTGACCATAAGTATTGGCTGGCATTAAACTCTTGGGCTGTTTAGCCCTTAAAGTTATTGTTTGTAGTATTTTGCTTAATGCGTTCGCCATTTCTTACACAAAGATTTGGCAAAGACATTATATTAATCTTAACTATTTTTAATATTGGCCAAAATAGTAGCTTTTAGACACTTTAAACGAATTATAAGAAGTAAACCTATGTACTTTATATTTTTCAAAATATTCAGCTTCTAAAGCGTTATAAGTTTCCTCACCATTTTTATAGTTTGGCAAAAGTTCATAAAATCGTTTAAAATATTGTGCTATTGTCATTTTACCATAGTTTTAAAAATGTATATTCCTTTTCTTTTGGTTGTTCCGCTAACCACTGCATGTAAGCCGCTATTGCCATTATATTGCTAACAATTCCATCTACTTTATTTTCAGGCTTTGATTTATCAACTTTCATGTTCCCACTTGCATCTCGCAAAATTAATACATTACTAGCCATCCACCTTATAACTTCATTACAGCCATGATTTAATTCTTTACTTATTACAAGTCTTTCAAGCTCTGCAGTTGGTGCTGCCATACTCATGAAGCCCTGTCTAAATGGATGTAGTTTTATATCGTCTTCGGTTAATTCAGTTACTAACGTAGTTGCAAAAACAGCATCATAATTTATAAATTGAATTTTGTACTTACTTGCTAATTCGTTTATTCGTTTACGTATTAATTGATGATCGATTACATCCCCATCAGTAAACTCAATTAGCCCCATTTTGTTCCAATTTACATAATTGTGATAATTTCGTTTGTGGCGTTCCTTTGCCACGTCTTCGGGTATCCAAAAAAAGTAAAGTTGTTTAAAATCGGTTTCATTGCCTACTGGTGGAAAATTTAAAACTAAACTGCTAAAATCTTGTGACTTACTTAAATCCATTCCACCAAAACATTCCCTACCCTCTAAAATACTAATGTCAAACGGTTGGCCGCTCGCATTCCATTTGTCATCAGGTACCCACGTTGTAGCAGTATCAGTCCAAACATTTAAATATTTTGTTTTAAAGTTTATTTCTTTGCTGCCATCGTTTTTTGCCGAAGTTAATTCAGCTTTTAAAAAGTCAAGATTAACACTTACGTTTAAATTTGGATTTGCTTTCGCCCATGCTTTAGGATTTTGCCAATCATCATTCTCATCAATAGTAAATATCATCGAAAATAATGTATCGTCTTTTAATTTTTTACTAAGTACATCTAGGCAATATTTGCGCTCGTTAAAACATGGAAAACTTTTATTAAATCCTGCTGTTGTAATTGTGAATAGTAATGGGTTGATTGTTGCACCCATACCCGACTTAACTACATTGTAAACCTCATCAGTTTTATGTGCGTGATACTCGTCAATAATAGCAAAATAAGGCTTAAGCCCATCTAATGTTACACTATCAGAACTCAATGCTTTCATCATGCCTGCTTCATAACCATTTGCATAGTTATAACATTCGTATTGTTTAACTCTTACTGCTTGTTCATTTATCAACCATGATTTTTGAGCCATTTGTTTAGCCGCTTTGTAACACAAACTAGCTTGATCACGTGTAGTTGCGCAGGTGTAAATTTGTGCATCATCTCTAGTATCAGCTACTAATCCAATTAAACATATTGCGGCCGCTAATGCTGTTTTACCATTTTTTCTAGGCACTTCAATATAACTTGTTTTAAATCGCCTAGTACCATTTTTATAATACCATCCAAACAAATTGCCTATTATAAACTTTTGCCATAATTCCAAAACAAAAGGAGTTCCATCTACATGGTTTAAACTTTCAATAAACGCTATTGCATAAGCTGCTTTTTCGGTATCAAAATAAATATCTGTTCTTTTTAAATCTGACAAATACCTATCTATTGCCAACTTTACATAGTGGCATTGATTTTCTTTTGTATTGCAGTATTTTAAAAGTTCAGTTTCTATTTTAGCCATTATATTAATTCTAAATTTATAAAAGTATTTTAGTTTCAAATAATCCTTTGCTTTCGGCATCGGCCATAATTATTTCAAAAGCTTGTGTGGCAAAATAGCCCTCTTTCACCTTAGTGTTATTACCCTTATTAATAAGTATTGGCGCTAAATTTGTTAAATCTTCAATGGTTAAATCTTTAATAGGCTTGCTTGCGCATCCCCAACTAGCAGTTGGGTGAGGGTAAGGGTAAACATCTCTTAGTATTATATATTCTTTAGCCATTTTTAGCTTTCATTTTTAAACTATCTAACATGCTCATCTTTGCTTTTGTTGTTCCCTTAATTCTGCTCTTAGGAGTTATACCGATTTGCATAGCTGCTTTATACATAGCATTAAAACTACTTTGTTTCATCGCGTGTTTAGGGTTTGGTATTTCTGTTCCATTCCCTGCAGTGATTGTAGTTCCTTCTTTTTGCATTGCTAATTCAAAATCAATATAATTGCCCAATTCAGCGCAGTATGTTATAAATGCAAATTGCTCTTTTGGTTCAACTTTTCCACTTCCCAAAACTTCATCATAAAGTCTTAAATATTCAGCCTTACCATGTTTATTATTTTCTAAAATTAATGGTATTTCAATATTTGTTTTTGTTTCTTTTTTCATAACTGCTTGTTTTTGACCCTACTCAACTACTGTAATATGTATATAGAAAGT